TATGCTAGACATAATGCTCAAGACTCTAAGCCTAGTAAACTAAGTGCTAGGTATTGGTCACATAAGGTTAAGTGGTAATGTGGTTAGCTGTGTTGTTGATGTGTATGAACCCATCAGCATTATCTTGTCAGGTTGTAGCAAAGCCAGAACCCTTCTATACAGAGGAAGCCTGTAAAGAAGAAACTATTATTGTAACAAACGACTTAGTAACAAAGGGTGTATACGCAGTACCAACATGCGTTAAAATCGGAACAAACTTATAGGAGTATAGAATGAAGAAATTACTATTAGCATCTGCAGTAGCAGTTGCAGGAACGTCAGTGTCAGCTATGGATCTAGGATACGGTCTATCTGTTGGTGCTGAAACAGATATGAGTTATACGACAGGAACAGAAACATGGGAACTAGATCTTACTCCTAAAGTAAGTATGGGTGCATACGGAGTTTCTTTTTCTACTGAAACAACTATTGATGTATTAGACATTAACAATGGTGATATCTTTACTGGCTTAGACTGGAAAGCTGAGTACGCTTGGAAAGGTTTAACAACTTATACAGAAGTATCATCAGATGCTGACTTTGAGTTTGGTGATATCACTATGGGTGCAAAGTTTTCATTTTAGTAGGATTGTTTAATGGTTGCTAAGAAGAGTACAGTCAATGTTGCTGGTAACTACACCAAACCGGGTATGCGTAAAAACTTGGTCGCAAGAGTTAAAGCAGGTGGAAAAGGTGGTTCGCCCGGACAATGGTCTGCGAGAAAAGCCCAAATGGTTGCGAAGCAATACAAAGCCAAAGGGGGAGGCTACAAATGAGAAGGTACGTTAAAAGACTATGGTGTGCATTGTTAAACAAGAAGTGTAACCCAACGTGTGACTGCTGCTAAATGTCACTCTCTAAATCACAGAAGAGCTTAAAGTCTTGGACAAAACAAAAGTGGCGAACTAAAAGTGGTAAGCCATCTACGCAAGGCTCTAAGGCTACTGGTGAACGCTACCTACCTTCTTCGGCTATTAAGTCTCTTAGTGCTAGTGAGTACGCAGCCACTTCTAGAGCAAAGCGAAAAGGCACTAAGGCAGGTAAGCAGCATGTGGCTCAACCTAAGAAAATCGCAAAGAAGACCAAAACCTTTAGAGCCGCTAAGGGTGGTCTTACAAAAAAATCTAAAAGGTAAATAAAAACAATAATAATATGCCTTACTTAACAAGTAGTATCCCTCACTTCAAAGCGTGGGTTCGTAGAGAATACACAAAGAACTTAGAAGAGTATCATGGAGAATACTTACATTGCATGGTCATTGGTGTCACTACTATGCCAAACAGGACTCTCAGCTTTCAAGTTATTTTTACAGGCTGTGAGTCTGATGATAGTGATAGCCCCAATATACATGGTGGTGCGATGTGGGCTAGATTACCTCTTGTAGCACTCGTAGCAGATACACCGTTGGAAGAATGGCCTGAACAATTACCACCTTACTTGGCGCAGCCTTGGGATTGTATGTCTCACTATCATTCAGTTTACAAACTGGAGAGAGCAAGTCCAGCCCCTTGGATAGCAAAAGTAGATGGAGAGTTCTACCCAGCTAAATACTATTTTACAGTAGACTACACAGATAGTGAAGTTGCTGACGATCCAGCCCAACACAAACAGTCTCACGTATTAGAGTTGTTAGACGCTGGTAACTATACAGGTAACATAGTTGCGTTACCCAATAATAGAGTGAGAGTAACTCACCCAGCTTGGTTTGAAACAGGAGAAGGTGCTCCAGACTTTAAACCTAATCAACACATATACAACTCTAAAGAAGACGTAGCTTACGTCTGGGATACACAAAGAGTATTTAACAATTTATACAGTGAGGAAGAAACATGAAGATGAAAAAGAAAGGTTACGCAAAGGGCGGCATGAAGAAAAAAGGTTATGCTGCTGGCGGTCTTAAGATGGTTGAGAAGGATGGAAAGAAAGTTCCTTTCTATGCTGCTGATGGTAAAGGTAAGATGAACAAAGGTGGCATGATGAAGAAAAAGGGTTATGCTAAAGGCGGTGCTGGAATGAAAAAGAAAGCATATGCTAAAGGTGGTAAGGTAGCCATGTACAACGTAGGTGGTATGGTTAAGTCTTCTACTGAGCTTAGTACTGGTATTGCTAGACCCAAGAATACTTATAAGTAAAGGAAAGTAAAAATGTCAGCAGTAACAGCATTTAAAATAATTGTTAGGATAGGTAAACAGTTCTTTGGAACTAACTCTGCAAAAATTGCAGATGATTTAGTCAAGCAAGGTGGTAAGAGAGTACCTAAAAATAAGATACCAAAAAGTGCTGCTGTGAAAAGAGCACCAACAATTCCAAACCCTAAGTCATCTAAGACTGGTCAGTTTACAAGAGCAAAACCACCTGCTGTTAAATCTAAAACAGATCCGAAGGTATCAGGTCGTAGCTCTGTTCCTAAAAAAGCAACTGCTCCAAAAGCACCTGCTAAACCTAAGGTGTCTACAACTTCTCCAACTAAAGTGACTAAACCTAAACCTAGACCTACTAGGACTAAACCACCTTTAACAAGAGTTCCAGGAAAAACAAATCCTGTTCCTCCAAAACTTAGAAGCACTCCTGCTGCTACAAGACTAGCAACTATAGAGGGTGGACCAGAGATTGATAAGAGTTCTATAAAACCAAGGAATACTCCTAAGACAAAGACAGATAGAGGTCCAGCACCAAAAACTGTAACTAAACCTAAGAAAACTGGTAAGCCTGACAGAACTGCTCCACCAAGAACTGCACCAGCATCTGGTCCAGCTACTAACGAGTCTTTTGGTAAAGCTTTTAAACGTAATCGAAAATCTGGTAATGCTACTTTTACGTGGAGAGACAAAAAGTATACAACAAGATTTAAAGAAGAGTCTATTGCTGAACACAAGAAGAAGTTTGGTGTAGAAGGGAAATACTAATGCTTCGATTTGAAGGACTTGAAAAAGATCAAATAGTAAATTCTCGTGGAGATGTTGTAGGCCAGTTAAGTTATGGTCAATGGCTTACTAAAGATCCAGAAGTAGAAGCTTGGTTAGCTGAGAACACAGAGAAGGTTCGAGCTAGAAACGATAAGGGTCATTACATTAAGGATGATCCCTCTACTCCAGAGAATGAAGCTTGGACTACTAAAGTTAAAAAAGCAGTTACAGGTAAAAAGAAAAAGTAATGGCAAACCCTGCTACAGCTAAATACTTTACTAAAGCAAAGAACTTATCAGCTACCTCAGGTGGTGCTAGTGGTGATGTAGTGTATACATGTCCTAATAACCATGTGTCACTCATCACTTTTTTGCATGTATCTAGTGGCTCTAGTTCTACAAAGAAGTACAGTCTTCAGTGGTATGAAGCAGCTACTACAACCTATCATTTTATTATAGATGAGCATAGTGTAGCAGGTAATGGTATTGAAGAAGTTATAGAAGGTGGAGCATACCTTGCATTAGCTGCAGGGGATAAGATCGTAGGATTTGAAGAAAGCAGTTCTGACTTTCATGTTATCTTATCAGGTGCTGAATATTACCAGCCGACATAACAGGGTTGCAATATTATCTGTAGTATGTTATAACTATATGTGTAAAACTAGTCTCCAGTTGGTATTCTTAGCCAACTTGCACAAAAACCAAACTGGAGATTTTTATATGTGGAAAGAATATTGTAACCGTGTGATGAAAGCTATACAGAAATCACAACAGCGTAGAGCAGACTATCATATACTGATAAATCTATCTGAGCGTGAGCTTAAGGATCTAGGTATCGGTAGATCTGAAATAAGAGAAAGAGTTTATGGCGAGACAGCTAACAGATAAACAACAGAAGTTCTTAGACGTTCTGTTTGATGAAGCCCAAGGAGATCCTGTTAAAGCTAAGAAGCTTGCAGGATACTCTGAAGGTGTAGCTACAGCACAGGTTGTAGCTCCTTTAACAGATGAGATAGTAGAACTAACTAAAAAGTTTATATCCCAGTCATCTACAAAAGCTGCTTATACAATGTTTAGTGTAATGGCTGATCCAACAGACTTGGGTGTAAAAGAAAAAATGCTTGCAGCTAAAGATATCTTAGACAGAGCAGGATTTACAAAGACAGAGAAGGTAGAAGTAAAAACCTCAGAGCCAGTGTTTATCCTACCGTCTAAGGATAGTGATGACGAAAGTTAAAACGGCTAGAGCATCAGAGGCTACCTACCCAAATAAGATAGATTGGCAAGTACCACTCAGAGGCGAAAAAGGTGAGTGGTATCCTATCGTAAGAGTTGGAAGACATGTACCTTTCGGCTACAAGCAAGATGAAAAAGATCTTGACTTGCTTATACCTATACCAGAAGAATTAGAACTTTTAGAAAAAGCAAAATTATTTCTACAGGACTATAGTTTGAGAAAAGTATCCAAGTGGTTATCAGATAAGTCAGGCAGATATATATCACATGTAGGGTTAGACAAACGTGTCAGGATCGAAGAAAAACGCAGGAGAGCTTCCTCTAACTACCGCAACTACGCTAGGAAATACAAAGAAGCGCAAAGGAAAGCGGAGAAGATTGAAAAGCAAAGACTTGGTGGTAGAGAAACCAAGAGAATCTTTGGAGATGGATGGTCAGACCTCAGCAACGAAACCGAGTCTACCACAGAGTGAAGTAGAAGAAGTTCCTAGAGATGTTATCTTTGAACCTAACGCTGGACCTCAAACAACATTTCTAGCAGCTACAGAACAAGAAGTATTGTATGGTGGTGCTGCAGGTGGTGGTAAGAGCTACAGTCTAGTAGCAGATCCAGTCAGATACTTAAACAACCCTAACGCTAGAATGCTTCTAGTACGTAGGTCAACCGAAGAACTAAGAGAACTTATATCAGTAAGTAAGCAGTTATACCCAAGAGCTATTCCCGGTATTAAGTTTATGGAACGAGACAAGACTTGGGTAGCACCTAGTGGTGCAACTCTCTGGATGTCTTACCTTGACCGTGACGATGACGTTATGAGATACCAAGGTCAAGCATTTAACTGGATAGGTTTTGACGAACTAACACAGTGGCCTACAGATTACGCATGGAACTACATGAGGTCACGTCTACGTACTACTAAGGCTTCAGGGTTACCTCTCTACATGAGAGCAACAAGCAATCCCGGTGGTCCAGGCCACATGTGGGTTAAAAGATACTTTTTAGATCCTAGTCAACCTGATAAAGCATTCTGGGCTACAGATAACGAAGGTGAGGTAATATGCTGGCCTAAAGGTCACACTAGGGAAGGAGAACCTCTTTTTAAGAGAAAGTTTATCCCTGCCACTTTGTTTGATAATCCTTACCTGTCTGACGATGGGATGTACGAAGCCAACCTACTCTCTCTACCTGAACACCAACGAAGACAGTTGCTAGAAGGTGATTGGGATATTAACGAAGGTGCAGCCTTTCCTGAGTTCAGTAGAAAAATACATGTGATAGATCCATATGATATACCAAGTAACTGGCCTAGGTTTAGAGCAGCCGACTATGGATACGGATCTTACTCTGCTGTTATATGGTTTGCTGTAGCTCCTGATGAACAGTTAATTGTTTATAGAGAATTATACGTTAGTAAAGTTTTAGCTACAGACTTAGCTGATATGATTTTAGATCTTGAATCTAACGAGAAAATAAGATATGGTGTTCTTGACAGTTCTCTCTGGCATAAGAGAGGTGATACTGGTCCTTCACTAGCAGAACAGATGATACAGAAAGGTTGTCGTTTTAGACCAGCCGATAGATCAAAAGGTTCTCGTGTATCAGGTAAGAATGAATTACACAGAAGACTACAGATAGATGACTTTACAGAAGAACCTAGGATAACTTTCTTTAGTAGCTGTTATAATACAATTGCTCAACTTCCCTCACTACCTCTAGATAAAAACAATCCTGAGGATGTAGATACTAAATCTGAAGACCACATCTATGATGCTATTAGGTATGGTATTATGACAAGACCAAGAAGTAACTTGTTTGACTACAACCCTGATACTCAAAACTCTGGATTTCAAATGAGTGATTCAACGTTTGGATATTAAAGTGTTAGTGACCTGCTCAAAGTGTTCTATAATTTATAATACAGATAAGTTTGATAGTTGTCCTAAATGTCAAGAACAGTACGATTTTGACAACGGACCTTGGAAGGTAAAATAATATGGAAGAAGACGAAATCTTAGGTGAAGAAGTTCACATGGAAGATGCTGAAGTATCTTTTATAGAGGATACAGATAAAGAATCTCTTAGTGATCCTTCAGTTGGATCTATTGTAAGTTATATACAAAAACGTTTTGATAAGGCTGAAACATCTAGGAATGGTGAAGAACAACGCTGGATTAAAGCGTACAGAAACTATAGAGGTCTTTATGGACCAGACGTAAAGTTTACTTCATCAGAAAAGTCTAGAGTATTTGTTAAGGTTACAAAGACTAAGGTACTAGCTGCTTACGGTCAGATTGTAGAAGTACTATTTGGTGCTAATAAGTTTCCTATTAGTATTGACCCGACTACTCTACCTGAAGGTGTATCAGAAGCTGTACACTTAGAGACAGAAGACACTGCTAAGAAAATGCAGGAGCAGCAAGCACCTATGGGTGAGCCTGAGCAGGTACAGCCCGGTGAAACTCTTATAGACTTTAGAGATAGACTAGCAGGTTTAAAAGAAAAACTTTCACCTGTTCAAGATAACTTAAAAGAAGGTGAAGCAGAATCACCTACACAAATTACTTTTCATCCAGCTATGATAGCTGCTAAGAAGATGGAAAAGAAAATACATGACCAACTAGAAGAATCTAATGCTAGAAAAGAATTAAGAAACACAGCATTTGAGACAGCTTTGTTTGGTACAGGTATCATGAAAGGACCATTTGCGGTAGACAAAGAATACCCTAACTGGTCAGAAGAAGGTGAGTACACACCTATCATAAAAACAATGCCTAAGTGTTCCTCAGTTTCTATATGGAACTTCTATCCTGATCCTGACGCATTTAGTATGGATGATGCAGAATTTGTTATTGAGCGTCACAAGATGTCTCGAACACAAATGAGAGCACTTAAGAATAGACCTTTCTTCAGAAGCAATACTATCGATACAGCTATATCGATGGGAGAGTCCTACACTAAAGAGTGGTGGGAACAAGCTATGGAAGACGATGAGCAAGAAGCTCAAAGTGAAAGGTTTTCAGTCCTAGAGTTCTGGGGCTACATGGACACAGAGATGTTGAAAGACCAAAACGTAGACATCCCTAAAGATATGAAAGACGCAGATCAGGTATCAGTAAACGTATGGATATGTAACGGTCAAGTACTACGATTAGTTCTTAATCCATTTACTCCTTCTTACCTTCCTTACTATGCAGTACCCTATGAGGTAAACCCTTACTCTTTCTTTGGAGTAGGTATTGCAGAGAATATGGATGACACACAAACATTAATGAATGGCTTTATGAGAATGGCAGTTGATAATGCTGCCCTCTCAGGAAATCTTATCATAGAGGTAGACGAGACAAATCTCGTCCCAGGGCAAGACCTCTCCGTGTATCCAGGAAAAGTATTTAGGAGACAGGGAGGGGCACCTGGTCAAGCTCTTTTTGGAACTAAGTTTCCTAATGTATCTAATGAGAACATGCAACTGTTTGATAAGGCGAGGGTACTATCAGATGAATCAACTGGCTTCCCATCTTTCGCACATGGTCAAACAGGCGTGTCTGGTGTGGGCCGTACTGCTTCTGGTATTAGTA